CATGGGTAAAATATTTTTTTACATTTACAACAGGGGGAAATAATACCTCAGAGAACCACAGTGGATATGTTAGATTTGATCTGAATGGTACTAGCGCAACAACAGATGACGTAAGCATGACAATCAAAAATGCCAAAATAGAAATGGGCCCTACAGATACTATTTTCACAACGTCACCAGTAGATGATTACGAAAACGCCTATCCAAAATATGAAGGCTTCTATTCAGATACGAATGTAGAAGGCTCAGACAATCCTGACGATTACAAACCATGGACACCATTCATGGGACCTCAAGGACCAGCAGGAGAAGATGGTAAGGATGGCTCTGACGGTAAGGACGGAGCAAACGGCCAAGATGCAAAAGAAGTCATCAGTGGGTATCTTTCAAATGATTCTATTATAGTACCTGCTAATGCATCTGGCACAGTAACTGACTTCACGAAAGCTCTTGGAGATTTTATTATCTACGAGGGACAAACTAAAGTTTCATCTGGTGTAACGTATTCGAAAGTTTCCGAAACGGGAATGACCAGCACCATTAACTCGGCTGGTCGCTATACAGTAACTGCTCTATCCGCAGATGTCGGAACGGCAACCTATCAAGCGGTATACAAATCTGTGACTATTCAAAAAATAATGATTGTAGTAAAGAACAAGCAAGGGGCTACAGGGCCAGCCGGAACAAACGGAACTGATGGAAAAGGGATCATGTCCAGCGCTACTACTTATCAGGCTGGTACATCTGGCACAACACCGCCTACAGGAACATGGAGTACTTCAATACCTAGCGTTTCCGAGAATCAGTACCTTTGGACGAGGGTTGTTCTTACTTACTCTGACAATACAAATTCAACTGCTTATTCTGTTGGGAAGATGGGGGCAAAAGGGGAAACAGGGGCTACTGGATCGACAGGAGCAACTGGTAATGGGATTAAAAGTACAACTATCAATTTTGCTAGTTCTACTAGTGGTACAACAGCGCCTAGTAGTGGGTGGAGCACATCAATTCCTACGGTTGCTGCTGGAAGCTTTTTATGGACAAGGACAGTATTAACTTTCACAGATAATACAACAAATACTTCATATACTGTGGCTAAGCAAGGTGAAAAAGGTGATCCGACTGGCATCATCAGTCAAGCAACAGTACCTACAAATCCTTATGTTGGGATGCTTTGGCAAAATACCGGAGCGAGTGGCTATATTATCGGTGCGACCTATCAATGGAATGGCAGCAAGTTTAATCTTTATATTTTTACAGCGGATAATATAGTAGCTACCACATTGTCTGCAATCACTGCTAATTTAGGGAATGTTACTGCCGGAACGTTAACGGGTGTTACTTTCGTCAGTCCTTTTGATTTCTGGGGTGGAGAAAGCGTTCCAGATGGTACTGCTCAAATGTGGCGCAAAGGTCAGAAAACGACCCAGAATGGTGAAGACGTCACTATGTGGGAAGATTACAACAAATCGACTGGGGCAAAGATTAAAGAAGGCGGCGTGATTCAAGATTCCAACGGCTTCTATGTTTTCGTCAACGATCCAGCAAATTACAGCCAACGTGCCTCGTATACTACTTCTGGTATTCGATTAGCCGATTCTCGAGGGTTGGGTGATCTAACAAGCTCATTCTTAACATACAACGATCTTGTAACAGTTAATGAGACGTTGCTCACCGCTGCATCAGGGTTTAGCCAATATTCAACTACCGGTGAAAATGCACCAATTGCTTCTAGAACAGGACGCCAAGTAATGCTCACTGGTGCATTCAAGCCTAACGGAGCTGTAACGATCAGTGCAGATTGGGTTAGAGTGAGCACACAGTTGCCGATCTGGGCAAGACCTCGAAGAACGTACCAAATTAGAACTCAAGGCACAGGAATGAACACTCTCCTAGTAAGAGTTACAGTGGATGGTTACATTGAAATTTCAAGATATGGAAAAACTGACTACGTTAATTTATCTGGTGGCGAATGGCTCACAATCCACATGGGATATGCAGGAGCTGATATATTTTAAAAGGAGAATCGATTATGCGAGAAGAATTCAAAAAGCAATACATTGAAAAAGTCTTGAATGGACCGGGATTCGATGATGCATTAAACCGTTTGTTTGAATCGATCCTTTTGAACGAGATGAACGATGACCCGGAAGAAATGAGTTTGTTTATCCAGTCGATCGTAGACGAGAGTAGACCTAAAGAACCCACTGAACTGGAACTATTAAAACTGGAGAACAAACAACTGCAAGAAGAATCAGAAATGATCCAGACTGCATTTATGGAATTATCAGACTATGTATTTTCAAAGTGAAGGAGGGGTGACCGATGGAATTTTCAGCGTTAAAAATGTTATATGCAACTCACGTGATTGAAGGAAAACGCACAATCGAGAGCGTTCCGGAGATTTTGCGTGAAGATGTTGCAAAAATTGTTGGCGAAGCAAAAAAGCCAGAAGGAACAAAAGAATAGGATATCTAGCAGCAGGAGCAATCGGCTTAATAGTCGGTTGCTTTTTATTTGAAGGAAAGTAGGTGGCATATGTTAAACGTAGGAGAGTTAGCAACTTGGGCGGGTTGGATCATGACGATTGTCGGGATGCTGGCATTTGTAATCAAACCAGTTATGTCCAATTTTACAAAAATTGCAGATAATCTAACCAAACTAGCTCATAATCTTGATTTGTTAACCAGAGATTTAGAAGCAAGTAAATCTGATCGTGTTGCAATTCATGATGAATTAAAGAGACATGACGAGCGCTTGGATAAGCATAACGATCGATTGATTGAGCATGGAGAACAATTAAAATCTTTATGGAAAGAAAGAGGGAAATAACATGAAATTAACTAATAAACAGTATGATTTAGCAAAAAAAGTTTTAACCGTTGGAGTGCCAGGTGTCACGGCATTTATAGTAACTCTAGGAGGATTATATGGATTCTCAACAGAAATCATTGTTGGAACGATCACGGCTGCTGCAACTTTAGCCGGTGTGTTCTTGAATATAGCAAGTTCTCAATATCAAGATGATCAGAAACCAGATTACGGTGACGGCCAAGAGTTCACAGATAAGAAGGAGTAGCCAATTGGCTGCTCTTTTTAATTTTGAAAGGATGATATAAATGAGTTTCATCAAATACGAATATATCAGAATCAACAAGTTTTCTCGTCCAGGAATCAAGAACTATGGCGTCAAAGGGATTATCATGCATTACACGGCAAACAATGGCGGCACTGCCCGAAACCACAAAGACTACTTCAATAATCTAAATGGTGTTTATGCTTCCGCTCATTTGTTTGTAGATGACAATGAAGCTATTTGTATCATTCCGTTAGACGAAGTCGCTTACCATGCAAACGATACGGTTAGATACAATTCTGATGGATCTATCTACAAACCTTTATATTCACAAATCGGTAATGCTAATTATGGTGCTATTGGCGTGGAGATGTGCTTGGATAGAAATGGAAATATCACTGAAAAAACATTCCAGAATACTGTTAAAGCTGTCAAAGAATTGATCGCAAAATATCCAAATATCACTCGAAATAAGATTTGGCGGCATTATGATGTTACTGGCAAGAACTGCCCAGCTCCATGGGTAGCAAAACCAAGTGAGCTAGAACGCTTCAAAGATGCGGTGTTTGGCAGGACTAGCGGTTCTAATTCAGCAGCTAAACCTAGCACACCTTCTGTAAAACCAAATACCAATAAAATCCAAGAAGACGGCATGTTTGGTCCAAGCACTGCCAATAAAGCGATGCAGTACGAAGGTATCACACCAGATGATGAAATCAGCCACCAATACCGGCAGGCGTGCAACAAGAACCTTTATGCCGCACAATTTGATAACACGCTTAAAGGATCCACGCTGATTCGCACATGGCAGAAACGGTTGAAAGCAAAAGGCTTATACAATGGTGCAGTTGATGGTCTATGCGGTAAAAACACAATCAAAGCAATGCAGAAAGCTTTGGAATCCTTCTAGGTTGGCTGGTAAATAGAGAAATTGGTGTC